GGCCTTGCTACTCTTCCAATTCGCAAGGATTTCATCACGACGGACGGCAAGAACATCTGTGTCGATGGCCCAGAGCTCTCCGGTCTATCCATCAAGCTGCAGCGCATTACTGGCAAACCAGTTGTTTTTGGCAAGAGATGCGATATGCCGATCTCAGACCTCTTCTTCGTCCCTCACAAAGTGTTACAAATTTACAAAGTACCAGATGATTTCCTTGCCTACACCATACCCAAACGTGAACAGGTACGGGAGGATTACAGACCCGGCAGGCCATTCAAACCTCTAAAGGTTGGTTCTGGCTACCACCAGGGTGAGACATACACTATTGATGACGCTGTAAACCTGGTCTTCTCGGACGAGCAGATCAAATCTGGCATTGCTGTCCAACCCAAGGCCGACGGCGTCCGTCTCACAATCCATAAACGCGGCAATAAAGTCTGGATCTTCACAGAAGACAAACAGCGGGACCGCGCCAGTGTCTTGACGCCAATCACAGACGCGACCCGTAAACTGCCAGTCGATTCCGTAATCCTGGACACCGAAGTCATCGAATACCAGGATAACAACCCAATACCCCGTCATGAAATGGTAGAACTCATCGTCTCCAAATCACCGCCAACCCGCCCGGTCAAGGTCTGGGTCCACGATTGCATCTACTACAATGGCAAGGATATCTCAAAGCTCCCATATACAGAGCGCCTGAAATACGCCAAACAGGCAATCGACAACATTAAACCATTCTACCTTATGCCCACCAGGATTGTTCATTCTAAAACAGAACTCCGCAAAGCTCTCGAATGGGCATCCAAACAACACGAGATGGCCTCTGAGGGTGCAATGCTCAAGCTTGCCTCTTCAGCATATGAGGGGGAAACTTCGTCGAACTGGGCTAAATACAAACAGGTCTCTGAATTACGTGTACAGGTTATCGGGGTCACCAAGAAACCAAACCCCTGGCCCAAGAAACCAAAAAGAGAACTCACCGGCGAGGAAGCTCTAAAAGCCTATCGCCGACTCACCAAAAATTCTCGCACATATCTGGTAAGAGGGGCGGTCATCGGCAAATCAGGTAAACTTGTCCCGATCGAGTCCGCAAAGAAGCTAGCTCCTGGTGACCTCAATCTCAGATGGACTGGCTCCAAATGGACCGGTCTTGAGGACCCACGCATCTGGACCATGGACAAACGTTTCCCACACCGCAAAGAGGGCGAATACGCCTATGCCACCACTTACGCCAAGGCCTTCGACATTCCACCGAAGATCGGCGACTTGGTCACAGTTCGCCCAATGGAGATGCGCATTTTCACCGACAAGGAGGGTAAAGAACACGCCACATGGATGTTCCCAATTCTACATGAGATAGACCGTGACAAGACCAAACCAGATACCTGGGCCGACGTTCTACGCATTGTCTCGGCGACAAAGAAGCGACATATAGGGGCTAACGCCTCTCATGACCCCGAAAAGGGCGTGAGCTCCGAGGGTACTAAAGAAGGTGAGCGCGTACCGCTTACACGCGATGAGTCTCGCGCCCTTACCCGCAAGAAGCTGGGTTACGACTGGTACATCATCAAGCAGCCACCAAACAAAACCGTGGACTTTGTTCTTCAATACCACGTCAGGGGTATCATCGACAAGGACAGTATCAGCACCTGTATCTCAGAATTAAAGGAAGCGTCATCGCCCAAGGCCCTTGCCAGAGTATGGAAGCGGTGGGGGCTTGTAACTCTCAAAGCTTCCAGAGACGAGATCTCCCGTCGCCTGCAAAAAGTTGACGACGCCCGTGGTGATGTTACCAAAGAACTCTCCAAACTCATCTCCACAGATCCACCAACTTCGTTACCGCCCATCGACAAGATTTACGCTCATGGCAACGTCCACGCTGACCTCCGCATTGCCCATCCGACCCGCAACTACCTCATTGGTTGGACCAACGCAGTCGTCAAGATGGCTCTGCAACCACTCTCTTCTCCCAGCGACATTTTCTTCCCGCTTCGTTGTAGAATGCTACAAAATATGAAAGGAGATAACTGGCTTGCAACACAAAAATTGAGCGAACCCAGTGTTTGGGCAAGAATTGTTACGCCCAAATACCCATACTACTGGCGTAAGCCAGGATCGGTGGGGGCTACCAGCTATGCAGGGGCAGTCTTCATCTTTGCGGCTTCTGGCAAAGCCGTCTACGGCGTTCAGAAGTCAGACCACTATCATGAATACTTCTTGCGCTTTGACGTTTTCGGTCCAGTATCCCATCATTCAGCAGACAAACTCAATGGTCGATGGGATTACAAATATCTTGAGGGCCAGTATCCTAAGACTGGTAAATCACCACTCTATTGGCAGGGCTCCCGTCCCTGGTCCACACAAAAGCCCTACATTCTCACCCATGACTACAAAACAGAAGCCGCCAAAGAGAAAAAAGCCGGTCGCCAATGGGAATGGAACGAAAACACTCTTTCTGCTCTCAAGAAACTCCTTGGACAGGATTACACAAAAAAGGAGGATAAATGAATAAAGCCTTTTTCGTAATAGGTCCTGAATCATCTGGCACAAGACTCGTAACCAAGATCTTCCTCCACATGGGTTGTTACGGCGACGATGGGCACAATCAGCGCCTGGACTCCATGCTCTTTCCAGAAGACCGTGATATTGTTCTACGCCGCTCGATTCCCCACAGAGGGGTTTTTCCTGACATCAACCGGATCTATGACATGATGTGCAAAACCCACGACACCAATGTCATCATCACAATGCGTTCTCTCTACCCAATGATTAGATCTCAAATCAATGCCAGTCATGTCGTTGACATCAATCACGCCAAACGCAACATTGCCCACGCCTTCTACGATATCTCGAGATTCATTTACTTTATCAACCCGCCATTTATCATGATAACCTATGAGGATCTCGTCTTCCATTCAGACCAGGTGATTCAAACACTCTCGGATTTTGCTGACTTGCCTATTCTGGACGAAATCGAAACCATAACAGATGAAAACCTGAAATACTACACCGACAATTGACACTTATACACAATGTATCTAAAATGTACTACAAAGGAGGTTTGTATGGATCTTAGCGAAGCCATCAAGATTTTTGCAAGCTATGATCACGAACAACTGGCTCCGTGTATGCGGGTCCTTGCTGGCGTCCAGACTCTCATCGAGAGCGGCGACAACCCAGGACCAGGCGAGTTCAAGCCCGTTCTTGAGGCGTTGAACATCGGGGCCTCTCATCCATCAGTCAAGGAGGGGGATAGGGAAGAACTCTTAAATATCAAACAAGTTGTAGAACATGAACTGCTGGCAAGAGAAGCGCTTTCTTCAACTGAATTCGATATGCGTGCCAAATTCATGGGCGCTGAAGAGAAAAGCGAGGGACTGGAATGGGACATCAGGGTTATCCGAAGCGGTATCACTATAGACAAACGAGACTACTATCCACCCCAAACGCTCGAAGAGGCCGTAGACCTGTTCGATGGCGTCCAATGCTTTGCAGACCATTACGAAGGCGCATCAGGGCCGGTCCTCAAACTCATCGGCTGGATCAGTGACCCGCACATTGTCAAACTCGAAGACGGTGTAGCCATTGACGCCACATTGCATGTCCTGGAGTCCTCACCAGCGTTCAAACTTCTTCGTGAGATGTATGTCAGAGGTGTCTACGACAAAGTCGGCCTCTCGATCTCGGCTATCGGCCAGGCTCGCTACGACTGGATTGAAAATCGCCAGGTTCGCATTATCGAAAAGCTGGAACGTATTCTATCCGTTGACCTTGTCAGCAAACCAAATGCTGGAGGTAGTCTTATCAGGCTCAGAGAATCAATCAACAAAATTTTGGAGGAGGACATGAAAATTCTTGAGAGGATTAAGGAAGAGATGGAACAAGAACCGCAAGAGGAGCCGCAAGAGGAACCTGTTACCGAAGAGGCCACCGAATCAGTTGCCGAAGAGGCACAGCCGGTTACCCCACAGGAACAGGAAGCGGAGCCAGCGGTCGAGGAAGAGGACAAGTACGGTTACCCCGAACCGTCCAAGGCCGATGAGGAGATGATGAAACTTATGAAGCAACTCATGGACAAGATTGCAGACCTCGAAAAGAAGCTCGCCGAGCAGAAGGCCAAGGCCGCTATCGCCGACATGGTCGAGAAGGCTGACCTGCCAGAGCCTCTTGCCGAATCGGTGCGTGCGCAGCTCGATGAACTGGCTGACATCCAGGAGGCCCAAAAGGTCATCGAGAATGCCAAGCGCACTTGGGCTACGGCCATTGAGGTGGCAGCCGCACAGCAACCCGTCATCCGTGTGACCTCTAATCCAAAGCAGAAGATCCTGAGGCTGCAGGCTTTGATCGCAGGGGAGAAGATCGACGATGCTGTTGAGCCGTACTCTTCACTACGTGAGGCTTATGCCGACATCACTGGTCGTCCAGTCTGGCGCATGACACCCAGGGAAGCCGCAGCCGAGATGGTTCGAGCCTCGTTTGGTTTCAATTCAGAGGTCATTCGCGAGACAGTGGAAACCGGAGACTGGTCCTACGCACTGGGCCAGGCGCTGCACCGCGAGCTGATCCGCCAATACCAGCTCCCGCGCTTCGATGACTGGCGCAAGGTTGTCTCTAGGATCGCTCCTCTACGGGACATGCGGACCAATGACCGCCTTCGCTACAGCTACTTCAACACGTTAAGCTCTGTCTCCGAGGGTGGAACGTACCAAGAATTCAGCGACCCGTCAGAGGAACGTGCTTACTACAGCCCCACCAAGTACGGTGGACTGGCAAGCTGGACCTGGGAGGCAGCCCTGAACGACGACCTAAATGTCCTAGCTGACATCCCGCGCCGTCTTGCTCTAGCCGCCAAGCTCACTGTCTGGTACAACGTGCTCAACATCTTCGCCGCCACCAGCCCGCCCACCTGTACTTACGACAGTACAGCCCTGTTCCATGCTGACCACAGCAACCTGGTTACCGTCAACCTGACCAGCGCGAACTTCGGCGCAGCCCGCAAGGCCCTGATGACCCAGACCGCCCCTGGCGCTTCCAGCATGTACCTCGGCGCTGAGCCCAAGTACCTGTTGGTCCCGCCCGATCTGGAGGCCACGGCTCGCAAGCTTCGTGACTCCGATGTGGACATTGACTCCACCACGGTAGACATGGGCAACCCGTGGAAAGGGACCTTCGACATCATCGTGATCCCGTTCTGGAGTGACACGAACGCCTGGGCAGTGGTCGCTGACCCAACGGTCGTCCCGACCATCGAGGTTGGCTTCCTGGGCGGCAAGGAGGAACCGGAGCTCTACACCGAGGCCAGCAACACCGGTTCAGCTTTTACTGCTGACAAGGTAACTTACAAGATCCGCCATGTTTGGGGCTATGTGATCCTTGACCATCGCGGAATGTATAAGTCCAATGGGGCTACCTAATAGAGGGGGCTGACGTCCCCTCCTGACCCCCAAGTAATTAGGATCGACAACTAGGAGGAGAAAATGCTAGAACTACATGATGTTCCTGGTGAACACGTTGCAATGGTAAGGCTGCCAGCTTACGCTAAAGCTTCTGATGATGGGCTCGCCGATGTGGTTTTCGTTGCGCCATTCGACTGTAAGCTTACCGCAGGCACTGTCTATTTCCAGGGCACTGCGGATGTCGGAGCGGCAACCAACTACTTTAAGTTCGTGACCATGAAGGGGACCGTGCCCATTGGAACGGTTAGCCTCGATAGCGCCAAGTCATTCCTTACCGGCGTTGCGCTGTTTTCCGGCACTACCAGCATGGACGCTGGCGATAAGATTGTTGTACAGTACGGGACCGTAGGAAGTGGGCTTGACGCCCCCGAATCCATTGTTGTCCTGAAATACAAAGGAGCCTGATATACGGGAAAATGGCCCAGCGTTGAACTGGGCCATTTTTCTTATATAATATAGACAGTAAACTGTCAAAAAAAGGAGTGATAAAGTGAGAATCCTGATAGCGTCAAATTCTTCATGGTGTCCATCTGGTTATGGTGTACAGATCAAAAACCTGGTTCCGAGAATGCGAAGCATTGGCCACGAGGTAGCGGTCTCGGCTTTCTTTGGCCTCCAGGGTGGCGAGATTACATACGAAGGCATTAAGCACTATCCCGCAGGCTTCAGGCCATACGGGAACGACTCCATCCCACTCAACGCTGAAGACTTCAAGGCAGATCTTGTCATCACCCTCATCGATGTATGGGTATTGGAAACCAAACTCTTCGAGAGCCTGCGCATTGTCCCGTGGTCTCCAATTGACCATGAGCCAGTACCAGGTCCGGTTCTCGATCGCCTACGCCGCGCCTGGCAAGTCATGGTCTACTCTAAGTTTGCAGAAGAGCAACTAAAGAATGTCGGTTTTTCCAATTTCGATTATGTCCCACATGCGGTAGATACCAAGATCTTTCGTCCCATGCCAGACAAGAAGAAAGAACTACGTCGCAAGTTCTCGATCCCAGAGGACGCCTTCGTCGTTGGCATGGTTGCTGCCAATCAGACCCATTTCCCAACCCGCAAGGGCTTCGAGCGCATTTTCCCAGCAATAGCCAATCTGGCTGAAAAGTACGACGATCTCTATCTCTATGTCCACTCGTATGCTGGAACGGACATGGGCGGTATTCCTCTTGTTCAACTCGCACAGG